GAACATCCGGAAGCTCAAGACCGGTGACGGCGACTATCTCTGGAAGGCCGGACTGTCCGACCGTCCCGACACGATCCTGGAAATTCCGTTTGTGATGAGTGAATACGCTCCGAGCACTTTCACCAGTGGCAGCTATGTCGGTATCATCGGCGATTTTTCGTACTACTGGATTGCCGACGCGCTCAGCATGACCATACAGCGGTTGGTGGAAATTGCCGCGCGCACCAACCAGACGGAATTCATTGGACGGCTGGAAACAGATGGGATGCCTATGCTGGCGGATGCGTTCCGGCGTGTGACCTTGGCGTAAGCCAAATAATCATTAAAGGAGTTGAAAAAGAATGAACGGTTTAAATCTATTGTCTAACATTGAGTTTGTGCGTACTCACTCGGGCGCGTCTTCCGCGCAAACCTCGACAGGAACTGTTATTGACACAGCGAATTGCGAAGGCGTTTTGTTCGTGGCGTCCATCGGAACCGCATCTACCGCCACCCTTGCCGATACGACCGGGCTGCCCATGTACATTTCCGCCGGGGACACCACTTCATCGACCGGCCATAGCCAATTGGAAGGCACACTGGTAGCCGTTACAACCGGAGCGACTGCATTAACCAATAAGCTGCTGGCCGTTGACGTATACCGTCCGACATTTGGCCGGTACCTGTCAAACACCATCACCATCACCACCGGCGATGTATTGGACGGCGCCATTGCAATTAAGTATGGTGTGCGCAAAGGCGCTGTAACGCAGTCTACTACGTACTTCCAGTCCACCGGATCTTATGCCGCGGTGGCCAGTCCCAGTACGGCAAGCTAAAAATGAGGGAGACGGCAATCGTCTCCCTTCTCCATTACTCAGAAAGGAGTGGTTTAAATGTCTGAATATGTAAATGCCAAAGTTTATCTCAAACAAGGTAGCACAGAGCTTGTAGTAGCAAGCGGCGGCGTTGTAAATTTTGAATCTGGCGGCATCGGTAAAGTCAACGATGAGGAATTCGTTTCCACCGGCGGGCGAACCATCACCAAACAGAATTACGCAAGCAGCACCGGTTCCACCAGTGGAAGCCTTGCTAATCACGGCATTCATATCATCGGTTGCACTTGCGAAGGAGGCGCGTCATACAATCTTGCCGATCCTGTTCCCGGCCGGACGGTAAAAATTGTGTGCATCGCCGCCGGAACATCGTATGTCAACGGTGTTATAACCGGTTCGTCCGGGATCAATATCTGGATTGACGGCCTGTCAAGCGGACACGCGGTTAAATGGAGCGCCGACCCCGGCTATGCTGTTTTGGACGCGTACTCCACGGCATTGTGGTACGTCACCAGTAAATCCACCACCGTCGAGGGTTCGACTTCGACAACTTAAAAATTAAAATGGAGGGAAGATAAATTGGCAATAAAAAAACGCAAAAAGGTGGCAATTGTGGGCTTTGCTCCGTCCTGGAACAAAGCCCCTTTTGCTGATCGGGAGTTTGAGATCTGGGGACTCAATGAACTGTATATGTACTTCGAGAAAGTGGAAGGGCACCGCTGGGACCGCTGGTTTGAGATTCATCAGCGAAAGCTGATCTTCGAGTCCGACCGCCAAGGCCCGGAGCATCTGAAAAAGCTGGCGTCCATGAAGTGTCCGGTATATATGCTGGATCATTACGACGATATCCCGACCAGTGTCAAATACCCGTTGGAAGAGATCATGAAGTATTTTGACACCAATTATTTCACCAATTCCATCTCCTACATGCTGGCGCTGGCGATTTATGAAGGTTATGAGGAAATCCATGTATACGGCGTGGACATGGCCACAGATACGGAATATGAAACACAAAGGGCATCTTGCGAGTATTTCATTGGTGTGGCGTGGGGCAAAGGGATTAAAGTCTATGTCCCATCGGAAGCTGATTTGCTTAAAACCCGCTACCTCTATGGCTACCAGGACGAGGAACGAAGCGCCTTCCGCGCGAAGATGAAGGCGCGGATAGCCGATCTTAGGGCGAAACATGCCCATCACGCGCGAATCGTGGACGAAAACCGGGCGGCAATGGAGCAGTTCAGCGGGGCGATTCAGGACGCCGAACATATCCTAAAGAATTGGGGGTGATGACATGTATAAAATCAGAATGAGATCTACTTTGGCAAACCCAAGCGGCAGTTTAATGATGGACAAGGAGTACAATGTCCCCGGCCAGGTGAGCATAGGGCAGGCCAAAACACTGGTAGACTGTGGCGCGGCTGTATGGATAGGCGGCGCTCCGGTAGAGAAGAAGGAACAGCCAAAAGTTGAAACCGCGACCGTCAAGCCGCCGGAAAAAGCCGTGAAACCGCGCGCACAGCCGAAACGTAAACCGTCTTCGTCTTCGTCTGCCGTCTACAAAAAAAGCCAAGTAACCACAAGTCCCACAAAGGCAGGTGATTAAAGATGCCCGTATGGGGTACAAGAAACCTATCGACCGCCGCCTCTCAAGTCGTCGTAACAACGACCGGCGCGCAAATCGTAGCGGCAAATCACAATCGGGTAAGCCTGCTTTTGCAGCATCAAGGCTCAAGCACGGAAGATCCCTGCCTGCTTAAGCTCGGCGGCATCCCGGCCCCCACAGACTGCCATTATGTCCTGGCGACCGGCTCCACCACTGACGCCCGCGACGGCTCCGGCGGCAGCCTGCACCTGACAAAATGGCGCGGTTCTGTGTGGGGGATTGTCGAATCAACGAAAGCTACTCTCTCCGTATTGGAAGAAGTTGATGCGACGTGAGAAAGCGCATTGTTGCGCTGGATTTCGACGGAGTAATCCACAGTTATACCAGTGATTGGCAGGGCGCGCGGAATACCCCCGACCCGCCGGTGCCTGGAGTGATTGAATGGATTGAGAATTTTACCATGGATCACTGTATTCCCCCAGAAAGAGAATACAGACTTTGCATTTTCAGCAGCCGCAGCCGGTATCCCGGCGCAAGGCGGGCGATGAAAAAATATCTAATCAAGCACGGTTTAGATCCCGCATTCCTGAAGATGATCAAATTCCCACTTCTTAAACCTCCTGCCTGGCTAATTATTGACGATCGGTGCATTTGTTTCAACGGCAAGGTTGAAGGGTTAACGGAGGCAGTTACAAATTTCACTCCGTGGTATAGGCGGTGATGACGTGATCCTAAAACTTAAAACAGCCCCGACCGTTGAACCGGTTTCGCTGCTGGAGATCAAAAATCACCTGCGCATTGACTCCGGCAGTTTTGCGGATACCGTGACCTCCATTCAGTCCATTGCGCCGGGTTCGTATGAAAATAAGGCGGACTACGCGCTGAAGGGTGACGGCGTGGAAGCGCTCGGCTATCATGTCGTTGCGCTTCTTTCGTCCAACGCCAACGGTGAAGGCGGAACAGTTGACGTGAAACTCCAGGAAGCGGACGAGGATCTTGATGCGGCATATGTCGACGTTGCAGGCGGCGCATTCGACCAAATTACTGAAGAAAACGACGGCGCGACATATGAACTTGAATATACCGGAACAAAACGTTACATCCGCGCCGTGGCAACCGTTGCCGGGGTCGCCTGCACATTCGGCGTGTCGATCCTTAAAGGAGCGCCTGCGCCAATCGAAGATGATCTGCTGGAGGATTGGATCACTGCGGCCCGTGAGTGGGCAGAAGATTACCACGGCTACGCATACATCACGCAAACATGGCAGTTGTTTCTGGAACAATGGCCGTTGGACAATTACATCGACCTGCCTATGCCGCCGTTGCAGTCAGTCACGCACCTGAAGTACACCGACAAAGACGGCGATACGACCGAATGGGATTCCGACAATTATATCGTCAACACCGACCGCGAACCGGGCCGGTTGACACTTGCTTACGGTAAAGCGTGGCCCACCGGAGTTGTACTTTCTCCTGATCTGCCAATCGAAATTGAGTATATAGCAGGCTACGGAGATACCGCCGCCGGTGTGCCGAAACGCGTGAAATCGGCAATTAAATTGCTTGTCGGCATGTTATACCGTAACCGGGGCGACGTGGACTTTGACGACGCGGCAAACGTTAACATGAGGGCAGTAAAGAGCCTGCTTTCGGACCGTTCGTATTCCCGGAGGTGGTCAAATGGCTAAACAAAGAGCCGCCGGAGAGCGGGACAAGTACATTACCCTGCAATTGCCGACCAAGACACGGGATGCTTACGGGCGCGAACAGGAAACTTGGGTTGACGTGGGACAGGTCTGGGCGCAAATTCAGCCTCTTCGGGGCAGAGAGTTTTTTGAAGCGCAGAAAACCAATGTTGAACTGACTCACCGGATCACCATCTCCTACCGCGCAAATGTGACGCCGAATATGCGCGCGAAATTCGGAAGACGTTTGTACTACTTTCAGGCGCCGCTGAACATTGACGCCGCTAACCGGGAGATCCAGATCATGAGCCGGGAGGCGCTGACATGAAGATTAAAATGGAAGTCCAAGGCGGGCAGGCGCTGGTGGCTAAATTACAGCAGACAGAAAAACATATCGGCGAAACATACATGGTTCAAGCCTTGGCGGAAGCGGCTGAGATTCCCAGGCAGGATATACAGGAACGGATCAATCTTGGACCCGGACGCGGCGGGCACCTGCGCGACACGATTAAAGTCCGGGAAATTAAAAAAGTTTCCGGCGGGTTCAACGCGGACATCGGAGCGACAGGTCCGAAAGCATTCATCTTGCAATTCATTGAACGCGGCACAAGGCGTATGGCCGCGCAGGCCCCCATGCGCAAAGCAATAGACGCGACGCAGCACGCTGTAGAGCAAAAATTCCGCGAAGTGCTTTCCCGGCTGTTAGGGGGGGGTTAATATGAACATCGAACAGGCATTATACAGCTATCTTAGCGGCTACTCCGGCCTGACGGCAATTGTCGGTTACCGAATCTACCCGGTGATTCGGCCAAAGGACTCCAGCTTACCGGCGGTTGTATTTCAAAAAATTTCCGATAGCCCGTTTCATACCCTCGAAAAAGACCCGAGCTTCACCCGTTCCCGCTTCCAATTCACCGGCTGGGCAAAAGATATAGACGGCGGCGCCTCCGGATACGCACAGTGCAAAGACATCGCCGCGCAGCTCAAGGCGGCGTTGCGGGATTACTCCGGGACAATGGGCGGCGTGGGCGGCGTCAACGTAAGCGGCGCGCTGTTGGAAAACGAATCGGACGGCTACGAAGACAGCACAGATGAATACCGCTGTGATCTGGACTTTTTTATATTCCATGAAGGTGGTGATTAAATGCCTACGTTTTATCACAGCAAAAACGCGCGGGTATATGTGCACGGTTACGATCTAACGCGGTATCTTAATTCCATTGACTCTCCGGCCACCGTTGACACTGCGGAAGTGACGACTTTTTCAACCGAAGCGGCGCCGTACAAAAATTATGTGGCAGGCAACGCGGACGC